CCGTGCGGTCTGCGATGCCTGTGGATCAGTCCGGCTTCGCTCATGGTGCGGTACACGGTACGGATGCTGACATGTGTCCCGCGTTGCGCGAGAGCTGTCTGCATCCTGCGGACACCGTAATTCCGGTTATCCGGATGCTCTGCTAAGATGCCTTGTATTTTGACCAGAAGAATCTTTCTCGCACCGGGTTTGCCATGATTCCTGAGCCAGCGATAATAACCGGATTCGCTGATTTTCAGGAATTTGCAAATTGCCTTTGCGCCGTACTTGCTGCGAAACTCATTGACGAACAGATGCCGCTCGCTTGTCTTTACTTCTTCCGGTCTCTTGCGAAAAAACCGAGCGCGTCCTTGAGAATATCGTTCGCTTTACGCAGCTCAGCGTTTTCGCGTTCCAGCTCCAGATTACGCTGCTTTAGCTCTTCGTCGGACATCTGATCCTTCTGATGCTTGATCGCTGCACTCCGCTTTGAACGCCAGTCTGACAGCGTATAATACTGGATCCCTAACTGCTGAGCAGCCTTCTTTACTCCGATTTCATCGGAAAGCTTTAATGCTTCTTCTTTGAATTCTTTACTGTACTTCATTACTTTTACCCCTTTGGTTTGATTATTTCTATTATACCAGATCTTTGGGTGTTTGTCGACTGCTCTGTCAGTATAACATATCAAACGTTACTTGTCAATACTTTTCTGAAAAATATTTGCATAAAGTATTCCATTTTGTGTTCTGTTGTGCTATAATAGCAGTGAGGTGATATTCTATGACTATCGGCGAAAACTTGAAAAGGATTCGTAAAGAAAAAGGCATAACACAAGAGCAGCTTGCAAAAATGCTAGATTTGTCTGTCATGTCAATACGTCGTTTTGAATCTGGAGCTGTAGAGCCAAAACTAAAAATGATAAACAAGATTGCGGAGGCTCTTGGCGTTAAATCGTCAGACTTGCTGCTCGATGTTGCTTTTGAATTGCCGAGCGATCAGAAAGAAATTCAAGCTATTGCCGACAGATTGCCGCGCTATAAATTGCTTGAAGCTTTTGAGAGATTGAATTATACTGGAAAATGGATCGCAGCGGAACGCATACAAGAGCTAACAGAAATTGAACGGTATACAGAACAGGAAACGTTACCAGATCAGCCGCAGAATTAAGCGCACAGCGCGTCTGCGGTGCTTCATGGTAAAAGTACAAGCCCCATAGCAAAACGCCGTACAGCGCACGCTAGGGGCTTTAGAATTGATTTGCGATTTTTCGGGCGGTGCCGGAATTTGTGCAGCCAACTGCACAAATTGTTTCGACATCGAAACATGAAAGCGGTTTCACATTTTCAGGCGGTGCCGGTCGAAATGTGGAGTTGACTCCACAAAAGCGAAATTGTGCAACCGGTTGCACAAAATGCAGAATAGTGAATCCGAGTTCACTGTTTTGTGACACCGTGTCACATTTTGTTCAGTTGACTGAACAACGGTGCGGTCTAACTCTGGTTTAGGGCGTACTCACTTCATCACAGAGCAGATCCGCACCGTCGCTGGTCAGATCGTCGAGCCGGTCACGGCATTGGCTTCCGGTTTGTTCTGCAATAATCTATGTAGGGTTCTGGAGGGTTTGAGGGTTATTCCTATTCTATCATATGAAAAATTGAAGTGAAATTATATATATACTCCTATAGAAACCCTCCAAACCCTCCATACCATTCCGGCTCTGTGCAGGGTGTGCAGGGTTGCAGGGTTATTTCTATTTACCGTATATAAAAAATAATGGTTCATGTATTATATATAGCTCTATGGTAAACCCTGCAAACCCTGCACACCGTTCCGGCTCTGTGACGGGTATGACGGGTTGACGGGTTATTCTATATTCTATCATATGAAAAATTGAAGTGAAATTATATATATACTCTATAGAAAACCCGTCATACCCGTCATACTCAGGCAAAATGGTTTCGCGGGTGTCAATGCTGGGTATTCCGACAGGGCGGCTGACTTTGAAGCCGCTTGCGGTTGTACCCCATTCACATTTCCATTTTGCACCGCAAATATTTCTATATAATATATAGCCACTTGCGGCAGGTTTTTGCGGCAATGGAGCCGCCAGAAATTTCTTCCGGTCAGATCCTCGCACGGGATCCGGTGCGGCAAATCTGTTCGCTCGAGCGAACAAAATTTTGTTGGCACGTGCCAACAAATCAAAAACGTGAAAAGGTGATACAATGAGAAATGCTGTCATATATGCCCGCTTTTCGTCAGATCTACAGCGGGAAGAAAGCATAGACGCGCAGATCCGGGCTTGCAAAGAGTATGCCGCGCGGAATGAGCTGCATATATTGGGTGTGTATGCGGATGAAGCTGTCAGCGGCCGCACGGCAAACCGGGCGCAATATCAGAAGCTGCTCCGGGACGCACAGAAACACAGCTTTGACGTCATACTGATTCACAAGTATGACCGTATCGGGCGCAATCTGGGCGAGCATGTCAACCTTGCCGCCCGGCTGGATCAATGGGGCGTGCAGCTCGTTTCCGTGTCTCAGGACTTCGGAGACAGCGCAGAAGCAAAGATTATGCGCACGCTTATGTGGTCAATGTCGGAATACTACATTGACAACCTTGCCGTGGAAGTGCGCAAGGGCATGAAAGAAAACGCGCTGCGCGGGCTGCATAATGGGGGAGTGCCACCGTTTGGCTATGATGTGATCGAGCGCCGGTATGTCGTGAACGAGCTGGAAGCGGAATACGTGCGCCGGATCTTCGCCGCAGCTCTGCACCGTGAGGGCTTCAAAGAGATCATAGCAGAGATGCAGGCGGCTGGGATCCGCGGCAAGCGGGGCGCGTTTATCAGATACCCGCAAATATACGAAATGCTGCGGAATGAGAAATACACGGGTGTATACAGCTATTCTGTGGAGGAAGAAAAGGACCGAGCCGACCGCCGCAGCAAGCCGCACGCGATCAGAATAGAAAACGCCTTGCCGGAGATCATTAGCAAGGCGGAATTTCAGGAGGTACAAGAGATCATGAACGAACGGAAGCAAACCGGCAAGAAAGCCGGGTATCTGTGCAGCGGGCTTGTGTACTGCTCTTGCGGTGCCAAAATGCACGGCTTCAAGTCTGTGCGCAAGGGGCATGAATACCGGTATTATATCTGCGCTGCAAAGTGCGGGGCGCCGTCCGTCCGCATGGAAGATGTGGACGCCGCTGCCGTCGGGTATCTGCGCGAGCTGCTCAATGACGACAATCAGAAGCGCATTGCAGAAGCTCTGCGCACATACAAGGGCGGGGAGCGTGACCGGGCGGAAAGCTTCCGGAAGATCCTGCAAAAGAAGATCAGCGAGAAGCAGAAGCAATATGACAACTTGCTTGCAAACCTGTCAAGCGGTGCGCTGCCTCCGGCAGTCGTGGCCGACGTCGGCAAGGAAATGGAAACGCTACGCGCAGAGATAGACGCGCTCGAGCATACCGAGCCGCCGAAAGATTACAGCACGGAAGCGGTGCGGAATTGGCTTCAGTCGCTCCGGGATGCTCCGGATCAGGCCGCTGTGCGGCTGCTCGTCGAGCGTATCGAGGTAACAGAAAAGACCGCATTCAGAGTGTTTTCAACTCTAAATACGGTCTTGGGTGAAATTGGTTGCGGAGGGGCACAACATTGTTTACCTGAAATTCTGTTCCGGTACTTTGCAGAAGCACAAGGCCGCTGATTTTGGGAAGTTGACTTCTCATTTTTCAGGCCGCCGCTTTGTGCAATGTGCTGCTTTTTCGCCTGGATCAGCCGAAGATCAGAGCATACACGCCGGATTCGTTGACAAGCCAACAACCACGCTGTCCCAAACTCGATAACGATTCGTTATTGAGTTTGTCCTCATCATCAACATGATCTGTAAGTGCTTTGCTTGCATTTTGATAGCCAAGAACGTCTGCAAGGCCGCCGCGATCCGGGCGGCATATTGCACAAAACGTGGAAAGTCAGAGAGAGAAAATGAGCAGTGATTGGCGCTAGTGCAGGGCTGCCCTTTTGAGGGGTCACTCCCCCCGGTGCGCCGGATCAGACCGGAACCGGCTGCGGCTCCGGCTGCGTCAAATACTCAACGATTGCAGCTATCTTCTTTTCGCGTGTCCATTCTTCGCCGCTGCTCTCTGCTGCTTTTCGCAGCTCTTCAGCGTGCAGCTCTGCGCGATCCACGGCGCTCATACTGCCGCGCGCTCTCTTTTCATATATGATTCTGGATATAAAAGCAGCGTCAGGCGTTGCGGTATTGGCTGCGTGCTCTAGCTGCCGCAGCTGTTCCGTGTGGTGCTGTTCGTTCCATAGATCTATTAAGACGCGCCGCTTCGAGAGTGTCACAAGCCCGCGCTTTTTCAGCATGCTGACATACTGAAAAGATATGCCGAGTTCTTCAGCGATTTGTCCGAGCGTTTTACAATCAAAGAACACTCCGGTTATAACAATGCGCTCTCTTTCCGGAAGCTGCTGCACTTCGTTCCGGATCATCATGCCGACGCTCTGAGCGTCGAGCAGTTCCAGAAAGTCGAGTGATGCCGGATCCGGCACAAGTTCATGAAGCGTGCTTCCGTCGCCGTCGTCTATCTCTTTGTCCAGGCTTTCGCAGTTGTTCAGGCAGTCATGCCTCTGACCGCTCGAGCGTGTCCGCGTCAATTCCTGCATCTCCGTTCTGAACGGGTAGTCAATGTATGAAGTAAACGCAAGTTCGCACTTCGGCTCATACTGTTCTATGCTTTCCAGGAATGCAAAGAAAGATTGCTGCTGCACATCTTCCAGCGTGGCGCCGCAGCTGTCACAGCGTGCTTTGTTCGCGCTGTAATATCGAAATGATTTTAGCATGTAGATTCTGCGCACACGCTCCCACAGTTCCGGAATGCGTGATTTGTCTCCGCCCTGAATCATCATTGCAAGTTCTTCATTCGTCATTGTGCAGCCCTCCACATAACAAAAAATAAAGCAGGGATCAGCCGCGGACGATCCCTGCTTGTGACGCTTCAGCGTTTTGTTTTATTCGCCGTTGCTCTCCGGCTCTTCACAGTTCATGTGAACATAAATGCCGTCGGCTTTGTTTTCCAGCACAAATGCATCATAGCAAATACGGCCGGTCACAATGGAGCCGGAAGAAAGCACGGTATCAGGGTGTACGCCGTAATCGTCGAGCTTGACCGGTGCAACGGTTGCCGCCGGGTGCGCGATCATGAAGCCGAGATCTTTCGGCAGTCTTGCCGACGGGACTTTCACAACGGCCATGCCGTCAATGATGCCCACAACGCCGAGCTTTCGCAGCTCTGCGCCAACGTCGGTGCTGTCAAACTGCTTCATTTTTTTCAGCAGCGTATAAACAGCAGGGCATACTATCAGCACGCGCTCCGTGTCCGGGACTTCTGCATCGTCGAGCGTTTCGGATCCGGCAAGGATTGCAGCATATACGCCGTCAGCGTCAAGCACACCGTATGCCGTGTTACCGGCTCCGGCTGCCATTACGCCGTATGTGTATGCATCAACCTCCGGAACAACGACTTCGCGCAGCTCTCTTGCAAGGCACTTGCCCGCTTCGAGCTGTCCGGCGGTTTCGTTGGTGTCGAGCTTGTCAACATTGAAGATAAAGCTGCGGTCTTTCTTCAGCAGCATTTCCTCTGTTTGCGCGTTCAGATCCGTGATAGATCCGAAACGCGAAAGAACAGGATCATCATCTTCAGAAACATTGCGCTTGTAATCGTTCAGCGCGCTTGTGGAGATCTTCCAGACAAGCACGGTGCGCGCGCCGCTCCAGTCGAAATCTGTATTTGTCACAAGGCTGATTTTGCTTTCAGCTTTGAACAGCTCGTCGGTATACGGTGCGTACTTCTTTGCGAGTGCAACAGACATTACGTCTTAACCTCCTTTACTGCAAGGCGGTTTTTGTATCACTGATAATCATAGTTTCTGCCGCGCGGTATATGCTTTGCAGACTCTCGGAATGCTTCCGCGATCCCGTCGCCGGTCATCGGCTCCGGTTCAAAGCTGGGTGTTGCTCTGACCGGTGCGGTGCGGCTCTGCAATGCATTCACCACAGCAACTGCCTTGCTTTTGAAATTTTCGGGGTTTGAAGTGTCGATAGCATCGAGCAGCTCCGGCGGGTATCCGCTGTCAAGAAGATACTCTTTGCAAGCAAGGCGGCTTTCGAGGGCTGCAAGCTCTGCGGCTTTTGCCGTCAGCTGTTCTGCCTGCTCTGCTCCGGCCTTGTTGCGTTCACGCTGCAAGCGCTCTTTGACAATTCGGTTCACTTCGTCTTGTGTGAATTTGCGTTCACCGTCGCCGCTGCCGCTCTGGGTGCCGTTTACCTCCGGTTGAGTGTCGAGCTGCTCGGCTTGGTTAGCGCTTTCGTTTTTGAGTTCTTCGCTCATGGTGTTACCTCCGATTTTTACGCCGTTGGAGTTTCGGCTGATTTTTTGAAACACAGGAAAAAACAGAACGCACGGGAAACCCTCCCGCATTACAAGGAGAATTTCCCGTGCTTTTCAGCTAACTGCGGGTTATGCCGACCCCGCAGCGGTACTCTATTCATGGGCTTGGTCTTTCATCAGCAGAAAGCGGCCTATACTCAATATAGCACAGATTCAGCACTTTGTCAAGAGGTTTTCGCAGATTCTTCCGCCGGATCCTCTGCAAGCTCGTGCGCGAGCTGTTCAAACATTGCCGTTCTGCGCTTCTCGAGTGCTTCCGGATCCAGCTGCGCCGCGATCAACGCAAGGTGCGCAGCGATCAGCTCCAGCGCGGCAGCGATCCGGTCAAGGTTTCTTTCCATTCCGCTTTTCACCTCCTTTCGCCGGTGCTGTATCTTTGCCGAATGACTCCCGCAGCTCTCTAACTTTTTCTTTCAAGTCGCATAACTGCGCTTCTGTCGGTTCTGCTGCCGGTGCTGGTTCTGTAAGATGGATCCCGTCGAGCCGGTCAATCTCTTTCATGATGCTGTCAAGCACATCCGACAGGATGCACACAAGGCGCGCGCAAGTATCATGTGTCCGAAGAAGCTCCATAACTTTCAGATTGCTTTCAGTGCCGCTGCTTCTGTTCATGTCCTCTTGATTTATGATATCATCGCACAAAGAAAGATCATACAAGGCTTTCACAACGCCTTGCGCATTGTCGGTCATGTATGTGATATTACATTGAACGTCGGTTAAAATTTCATTTGCGGTCATTGCTCTTTTCCTCCATGATTTTTCTGTTTTGTATCCTCAAGGATACAAATTGGGCTTGACAAGCTGCCGCAGCTGTGTTATAATCAAGATGCTAGCAGCTGCGCGCTGCTTTGCTTGCGGTCGTCGGTGCCTGATTCCTGTCAGTCTGGATCAGGCACCGGCTTTTTTGTTTTTCGGCTTGCGGCCGTCGGGCTTGCTGCCGTGGCCGTCGTTTTCGTCTGCAATGTAGATATGCAGAAAAGGCTTGTGCCGGTCGCTGTGCTTCGTCTTGGTACCTTGCGGGAAGAATGCCAGACAAGCCCGCGCGAGCTTCAGGGCTTTGTCAACCTCTCTGGCAGAGTATGCAATTTTGATTTTCATGCAGTTCTGTTCCTTTCTTTGGATTTTGTCGCATCAATGCGACAATTTTGTCACCCCAGGGCGACAAAATGTGTTACCGGTAACACAAAATGCCGGGCTGATTTTGTAAACTCGGGTTTACATTTCTTCCCATCAATGGGAAAAATTCGCCGGATTTTGTGACCCCGGGGTCACAAAACAGTGAACTCGGATTCACTAATCAGTTCGTAGATCATTGCTTTTTCCCTTCAATTCGCACCGGATCCGTCCGCGCTCGAGCAGGAACCGCAGCAACTCCGCCGCCGGGATCTCTGCATACTGCGCCGATACCATAACCGGCTGTCCGTCGGCTATCCGGTATTCAGCGACAACAGGCACGCGGCAAGGATCCCGCTGCGCTTCGTTCATCGAGCATCACGCTCCGGCAGTTCGTCGGGCATGATGTCCTCCGCTTTGCAGCAGAGCGCCGCGCACAGCTTCGCGGCCGTTCCGATTTGGCAGGACTGCCGCCGCCGGATCTTGGCGAGCGATTGCAGATTGATTCCGCTCAGCTCTGCAAGATCAGTGAGAGAAAAGCCGCCGTTTACCATAAGCTTTTCAAGTTTGGGTGTGCTGATTCTCATGTAATCACCTCCGTAATAAATCAAACGGAACATAACATGTTCTGTTACATCCGCATTATAGCACATAAAACTGGAATTGTCAAGAAATGTGCAGTCAGAGAATACCCAAAATCTGTAATAGACAGGTATCAGGCGGCATGGTGAGCCAGCCCGGATGAAGAACTTAGTGCCACAGGTGGGAGACCATCCTTATTGAAGCTGTTGATTCTCTGGGTATTGTAGTAACCAAAGATGTATCTGAAGATGACTGTCTTGACCTCTTCACGCTTCATTCTGTAGGTCGGGAGCTGATACAGCTTCTCCTTTTTCAGGGTGGCGAAGAAGCTCTCCATTCGGGCGTTATCGTAACAATGTGCTGTGCCGCTGAGGCTCTGGATCAGCCCGGCTGATACGAGTGTTTTGCGAAATGCATAACTGGTATACTGGCAGCCGCGGTCGCTGTGAAGGATCGTTCCTTCGAGCCGTCCGTACTTCTGTCGAAGCTGTCTGACGGTATCTATGCAGAGTTCCTTCTT